ATAAGTAGCTCTGTATTTAGGATTAGAAGCATTGTGTTTTGCTACTTTGTCTTTTAAAGTTTTTTTGACTTTTTCTGATATTGCAGGTGCTTTTTCATTATCAAGATAAGTTGGTGTCATAACAATGTTGCCTTCTCTTGTAACTTCAGCTTCTGTACTCGTTGTATCTAATACAGCTTTAATTGTGATGGCTTCGTCATATCCATCAGCCATGAGCAGTTCATTTTCTTCCTCTCTAGGATTTGGTTCTTCGCCCATTTCATCTTCAGGCTCATCTTTAGGTTCTTCCATTACTAATGGCTTGTTATAATTTTCAGGTAATGTAGGTTCGAGGTTGAGTGGTCGTAAAAACACATCATGTTCATCTCCAAATTCAAGACCAACAGCTTTTCTAGCCTCAGCTACTGTTATCCAACCACCTGTAACACCTGTTTGCATTCTTTTAAATATTTCGCCTTTATCTACATCCAAAGCTCTAACTTCATTAAGGTCATACTTACATAATATTTTTGGATCTGCAGTAAAGTCTGATTGCAATAACTGATGAGTAATTTCATTAGCTACTGTTTGCCATAGAGGAATAAGTTTTTGTTCAGTAAAGAACTCTCTCAATTCTCTCGTATTGTTGTATGTCGCCGATTCCAGTCCAGCTCCGAGTCCAGCGAGAATTGCTGGGACACCTAAAACTGCAGAAACTCTTTCCTCAGGCAATCTCCTTAGTTGGTTAAGGTTTAATTGTTCTGGAGACCAAGATACTACTTTTACATCCATTGCACCTGTAAGTATCATTGGTGCTCCTCTATTAGAACCACCAAATTTTTGTTTGTATATTTGAGCAATCGCTTCAGCCTCATCTTGGCTAGGTCCACCCATTGCGTCATCTTTAGGAGAAAGAATAACACCAGGTACTGCCATGTTGTGTAACAAAGCAGCTGCGTACTGACCTGCAGCCTCGTCTCCTAAAATTTCTCTTAATACAGCTTTAAGTGGTGCAAATCCTTTTCTGTGATTATTAGGATCAACACCTTGTCGAATATGAACAATGTCATTTGCAGGGATTACAACAAATTCATTTTGGTTGAGTGAGTTAGAGTCTTTAACATAATATTCGTAGTGAGTAATTAATTGTTTTTCGTTACCTCTTGGTTTTATGTAGTGAGGCATAAGAGGAACAAGTTCAATAACTCTGCCTGCTTTATTTTTGTTCTTCAATAAATAAGCATCGCCTTCAGCATTTAGTGCTGTAACAATGTAGTGTGCTAATAAAGAACCTGAAGTGTAAGGATTAGGTCTGTTAATTAAAGTAGTTACAGGGTGGCTATCAACCATTTCATAATCTGAATCCCCTATCTCTCTATAAACTTTTAGTCTTGGTTCAGCGAATGAAGTAGAGAGTACATTCAAACAAGCGACTACAGCAGAGTTGCCTGTTCCATCTCCAATCTCTTTAATGAGTTTGTCAGGCATAAAACCTGATTGTGTATTGTATCCATAGATACTTGAATCAACCGAAGAGGTTGATCCTAAAAAACTTTTTTGTTGTGTTCTTTGTGGTGGAGCCTGAAGATATTCTACTGCTCGTCTGTAAAAACTTTTATTTTCTGCCATCTAGTACGCTTTCCAATTCACTCTCTTAGTTAAGTTTAATACACCATAAGCTAGCGTATCAACAATATCGTCATGTGCTCCTAAGGGAAAAGTCAATAATTCTCTTTCAGCTTCGTGTACCCAATCAACCATTGGGTCATCAGGAAAGAATACTTGTCCACCTTCCATTTTAGCAGACAAAGGTATGGCACGACTGCGTTTGTCTTTGTCAGCTTTTAACTCTCGGACTTGGATTCCTTCTCTTCTGGCAAACTGAATAATCGATAACTGAAATCCTGCTCGTTCAATTCCTATCCAATCAAGATTATTTTTTTTATAGAACTGTTTCATTGCAGGAATTATGTCTGGAGCTTCCATTCTTTTTCTTAACATATCAACGACAAACAATTTATCTTCTACAGGATCTTGTGCAAATGCTGTAAATACTGTGTAGTCGGCAGTTTGTTTGGTAGAAGTTGCTAAGTCAACAGTTGCAAACTTAGGCATATTATCAAATTCATACAAGAAACCATCTATTTTGGCACCACGAACAGCAGGTTGATAGTATTTAAACCAATCTGATTTGAAAAGCTGAGTTCCTTCATTTACAAATTCTGCTTCATACTCCTGTGCAAATGTCAGAGAACCAATTTCCTGCTTTGCCATTTCTAATTCTTCAGGATCAATTGCAGGATTATCTACTGTAGAGAATTTAAACTTAGCCCAATCCGCTCTATCATCTGCGTCTTGCCATAAACGATAGAACCAATTGTTCATACCACGAGGTGTACTAATGAATAAAGCAGAACCTTTTCTTTCAGTTAAGGTAGGTCTAAGAACCTCAGTCCAAGTTTCTTCTTTAATAAAAGCAGCCTCGTCCATAACCAGGAAATCCAAACCTTCTCCACGAAGTCTTTGTGGATTGTCAGCAGATTTAACAGCAATAAAACCACCATTGGCAAAATTAACTGTCATGTCCCCCATTTTTACATCAACACCTACTTTAGAGCCAAGATCATATCCTGCTGACATAATATCTCTCCAACCAACCCTTGCAATTGAGAATGTTGGTGCTACCCACCAAGCTCTTTTACCTTCTAATGCAACTTCTAAACAAGACTGGACACCTAATCTTGTTTTTCCAAATCTTCTACCTGCACAAAGTATTTTCCAACGAGCTTCAGACTCAGAAACTATTTTTTGGTTTTCGTGTAATTTAGGAAGTTTTATTTTTTTGTCTTTTGCCTTCTTCTCTTCAAGAAGTTTTTGAAATTTAGGATCTTCCATAATAATAGTATATACACCTATCTCCGAAGAGATAGGCGTTGATGGGAGGGCTTGTCAGCAAGGAAGCCGACTACTTAAGTCTATACTTCCTTGTTGACAGATTTCAACTTTATCGTGTGGACTACCCACGATAGCTATCTTTAATCTATGTTTAATCCCTCAGGCAATCCAAAGAGGTCCACATAAGCTTTATATATTGTACTGTGCTTATCTTCGCAATCATCAGAAAGCATTTTTTTCCAATGACTTGTATTTTCTTTTAAGAATAGAAAATCTCTTTCAGTTCTAGAGATCTCTGCTTCTTCTCTTTGTATATAATTTGCTTGAGCATCAGTTAAACCTACAATGTTGTCAAAAAATTCTTTTTCATAAATTTCTTTTAATTGTTGTTTAACTGCTGGATATTTATCTAGTACTCTCATTCTTCTTCTCCTAATAGGTCATTTAATGAATCAATAAAAAACTGACCTTCTGCACCATCAAAATCTGTAGCAGCAATTAAAGTTTTCATTGTATCCATAATTTCTTCTCTTGATTTACCCGCTTCGTCTGATAGTATAAACCCTTCCAAAGGAAGTGAAACTACTTCATTAACAAGCTCATCTAAGATAGATTCTTTGCTTGTTATTACTTTTAATCTATCTTTTTTTATGTCTTCTATAAATTCATAAAGAGATTCTTTACTTGCAATGCTCGGTAATTTAAAATAGTTTTCTACAACAGTAGAAAAAGCATAAGATTCTTCTCTAGAGTTTTTATGCGCTATTTTTCTTAGTTGCCTATGAGACATATTACCATTGCTGTTTAAAAGGTACTGGACTTGAAAATTGTAACACTTTTCACACTCTTCACAATTGTGGTCAACTGCTCTTTTGGAAACAGCTCCTCCAATAAAATCAGTTGTATTAAAAATAATACTTTCTAAAGCATATTCGTAAACACAATCTTCTGTGAAATCACTACTTTCTTTTAAAATAGGATAAGAAATCATACAAAAATCAAAATCTTTTGTAATACCTTTAGTTCTATATAAATGTTTTTTTAACTTTTCGACTGTAATTGATAAATCTTCATCTTCATCTAACTCATAGTCATAAGTAAAAAATGTTAAAACCATAAATTGATCTTTGTTATCGT